AGATTTTTCCGGCATGGCACATGGGACTACATCCGGCCCATCAAATTCTCTGTGTCTCCCACTCGGATCAGCTTGCTACAGACTTTGGCCGAAGTGTCCGGGACATCGTGAATAATCCTCTTTTCTCCTATGTCTTCCCCGGTGTCTCCCTGAGAAAGGATGTCCGGGCTGCCGGTAAATGGGAGACAAACCAGAGTGGTGTCTATGTGGCAGCCGGTGTCAAGTCCCAGATTGCCGGACGTGGTGCCCATATAGCCATCCTTGATGATGTCATGTCTGAAGAAGACGCCTTCTCGGAGGCAGGCCGTAGATACATCAAGGAATGGTACCCGGCAGGTCTTCGGACTCGTCTGATGCCAAACGGGGGAATCATCATCATCAACACCCGGTATCATGAGGATGACATCTGCGGATGGCTCCTCAGAAATTCCGATGAGGATGACTGGAATGTTCTCAAGATTCCGGCATGGATTGATGAAGATTCCTCAAAAATCCTGAATCTTCCGGTAGGTTCCTCATATTTTCCGGAATGGAAATCCACTGAAACTCTCAAGAGGGACGAGATTGAAATCAAGAAGTATAACGGGACACGTTATTGGGAATCCCTGTACATGCAGAACCCGGTCCCTGCCGAGGGTGGCATCCTCAAGAAAGACTGGTTTCAAAACTGGGAACACCCGGAACCCCCCGAGTGTGACTTCATTATTCAGACGATGGATACTGCGTTTTCCACCCGGTCCACGGCAGACAATTCCGTGATTCAGACTTGGGGTATCTTTCCATCAACCGAGATTGATTCAGGTGGTCAGGAGCATATCGTGGGAAACCTAATTCTTCTGAGCAACATCGTGGGAAAATTCGAATATCCGGAGCTTCGTCTTCTGGCCCAAGACATCTACACGGATCATTCCCCGGACGTTGTCATCATTGAGAAGAAGGCCAGCGGACAATCCCTGATTCAGGACCTGAGAAGAGCTGGGCTTCCCATCCGGGAATACACCCCTGATCGTGACAAGGTCTCCCGTGTCAATGCCATTTCCCCCCTGATCGAGAGCGGGCGTATCTGGCTACCGAAAGAAAAACCATGGAGCGAGAGCCTCCTCCTTGAGTCCACATCATTCCCCAATGCCCCCCATGATGATCAGGTTGACGCCATGGTAATGGCCGTACACTACATGCGTGAATCATGGAGACTTGAACATCCTTATGATTCATCCTATAATCAAGAAAATGGCTCAGAAAATTATTATCAAAAGCCAAAAAAGACCTACTGGAATTCAGTAGCAGCCTAATTGGAAAACAGAATGGCACTCCCAGAGTCTAATCTTATTGAATTTGTTCTTCAGGACAGTATGGATATTTTTGAACCTACCCCTGAATTTGGTTTCTATGACAATCTTGCCGAGGGTTTTCTTTCAGAAGAAGACGTAGAGCGTATCGGAAGCATGGTCATGGACTCCTATGAGGCAGACAAGGAATCCCGGTCTGAATGGGAGAGCATGTTCGAGAAGGGCTTTGAACTTCTTGGTCTCAAGCTCAACACCACATCCGAGCCCTTTCAGGGTGCCTGCACCGCTGTGCATCCCCTTCTAATCGAAAGTGCCGTCAAGTTTCAGTCAAAGGCATCAGAAGAGTTATTCCCCCCACAAGGCCCGGTCAAGGCTCAAATTATCGGAGTACCCTCCGCCGAAAAGGAAGAGCAGTCATATCGAGTCCAGACATTCATGAACTACCAGCTGACGGAAGTCATGCCGGAATATTTTGATGAGTTTGAAAGAATGCTCTTCCACCTCCCATTGGTAGGCTCAGCATTCAAGAAAATCTACTATGATCCTGCCTCAGATCGTCCAGTTTCCGAGTTTGTCCCGGTTGATCAATTCTATGTCTCCTATAATGCCACGGATCTTCGTCGGGCTGATCGATACACCCATATCATCTACATGACACCCCATGAGCTTCAGAAGCAGATGATGTCCGGCATGTACCGGGATGTTGACCTTTCAGACCCCGGTGAGTTTCAGCCTTCCTCAATGAGTCAGACGATCAACTCCATCATGGGCATCGAGTTTAATGCCGAGTATGACAAGCAGTACACCCTTCTGGAACAGCATCTTTACCTTGAACTGGACGGGGATGATTTCCCATCACCCTATATTGTCACCATTGAGAAGGACAGCGGCAAAGTCCTGAGCATCAGACGTAACTGGAACGAAGGTGATCCCACCCGTGAAAAGAAGATGTTCTTCACGCACTACAAGTACGTCCCCGGCTTCGGGTTTTATGGCCTTGGTCTGATCCATTTCCTTGGAAACCTGACGATGTCTGCCACGCTTGCCATGCGTTCCCTTCTGGATGCCGGACAGTTTGCCAATCTTCCCGGTGGTTTCAAGGCCCGTGGTATCCGTATTGTCGGCGGGGATGATCCTATCGCCCCCGGTGAGTTCAAGGAGGTCGAGGCCACCGGCATGGACCTGAACAAGGCCATTGTCCCCCTTCCATACAAGGAACCCTCCCAGACTCTTTATCAGCTTCTTGGTTTTATCACGCAGGCCGGGCAGAAATTTGCCGATTCCACGGATGCTGTCGTGGCAGACTCCACGAACTATGGTCCAGTCGGAACCACTCTGGCCCTTATCGAGGCATCTGCCAAGCTTTTCTCAGCCATTCACAAGAGACTTCACAAGTCACAGAAGGATGAACTCCGCATTCTTGCCCGGCTTAACTATGAATTCCTCCCTGATGAGCGCATGGTTCTTCCAATTCCGGGAATGGATCTTCCGATTTTCCGGAGTGATTTTGATGGTCGTGTCGATATCATCCCTGTTTCTGACCCGAATATCCCATCACAGGCCCATCGTCTGGCACAGGCACAGATGCTTCTCCAGATTTCAGCCCAGACACCTCCGGGTACCTATAACATGCGTGAGGTACACCGTTCCCTTCTAAGTGCTGCCGGAATCACCGATCCAAATCGGTTCCTTTCCCCGGAAAAGCAGCCCCAGCCACAGGATCCTGTCTCTGATGTTATCGCAGCATCCAAGGGTATGCCCATCGCTGCATTCCCCGGACAGGATCATCAGGCATATATCACGGTATTTTCTTCATTCCTTCAGGATCCGACCCTTGGTCAGAACAAGGCCCTTCAGAGTATTGGCCCTCTACTACAGGCGGCTATCCGGGATCATATGATGATGCAGTATCAGGAGACCATGGGTGGCTTTCTCCAAGGCGCTACCCCGGATGTCATGCCTGAGATCATGGCCGAGGCTGCCCAGCAGATTCTCAATGCGAATCAGCAGCTTGGCCAGTATCAATCCCTTGAACAACAGCAGCTTATGCTGGAGACCAAGGGCCTTGAACTCCGAGAGAAGGACATGGCCCAGAGCAACGCCAAGGATATTGCAGAGCTATCCCTCAAAAAGCAGGAGCTTGACATCAGAAAGCGTGGACAGGATATTGAAGCAGCCCGTGATATCGGGGCGAACACCATTCGGAGCAAGGAGGCTGATAACAAGAAGGACATCATGCTCCAGAAATTCCTCCTTGATGGTCTGGAAAAGATGCGAGACATTAACCCATCACAAGAGACCAAAGGATTTGCCAAAGGCGGAGCCGCAGAAATCAAAGGGTATAAACCCGGAGGCATGGTAACCGTTGACGATATGATTGCTTTGATCAATAGCTACGGGTCTAATCCTACGACTGATGAACCTTCTATGACACTGTTCGAGGATGTGCAGAGTCTACCAGAAGTAGAGACCCTGTCTCCCACCGACGCAAGCATGTTCGAGGCTATGCAGAGTCTGCCAGAAGTAGAGCCCCTGTCTCCCACCGATGCAAGCATGTTCGAGGCTATGCAGAGTCTGCCAGAAGTAAAGCCCACGGCACCTCAGAGTACTACGTCAGAAGAAGTTACACCCACATTTACACCCACAGTTGCACCCATCATGTTTGAATTTCTCCGGGATGTCGAAGGATTCGAGACATCCGGATATGTACCAGAAGATGAACAAGGAAACCCCATTGAGAATTCAGGTGTCACCATCGCCACCGGTCTTGATCTTGGACAGCAGGATGAAGACAGCCTGAGAAGAATGGGTCTTTCTGAGGAGCTTATCTCCATATTCCGTCCCTATCTTGGTTTGAGGCGTGGCGAAGCCCAGAGATTTCTTTTAGAGAATCCTCTTACACTATCTGAAGAACAGGCCAGATTCGTGGAAGAATCTCTGATGTACCATGATTTTTATCGCATGGCTGATCTTTGGAATTCAACACAGAGAGAACAGGATGGCATCCGTTGGGATCAGCTTGATCCTGAGAAGCAGACTGTCTTGCTCTCCGTTTTCAGACAGTACGGAAACATCCCCAAAAGAACTCCAAAATTCTGGAGAGCTGCCTCACAGGGTCGCTGGGATGATGTCCTTTCCGAACTGAGAGACTTTGGTGACGATTACAAAACCCGGAGAAACAAGGAAGCTGATCTTCTTCAAGCATCCTTCTAAAGAGACCCTGATAATGCCTTGGCGTAATGTAGGAAATGTGGTACAAAAGAAAGTAGGCGGTAAATGGAAGAAGCATGCCAAGGCTTCCTCCATTGAGAATGCCAAGAAAATGGTCCGAAGACTTTATCAAGTCGAGGGACAGAGCAAAGGAACCAAGTAGATGGAAGGCAAGATCCCCAGTGGCCCCGGCGCTGTAAAGAAGTCAACCGATTGGTCAAAGACTTCTTCAGCCGATTGGAACAGCAGAAAGCGTCTATCAATGCTCCGTGGTGACCCCAAGAGCGATTATAATGATAACGTCAAGCCCACCATGGCCAACAGAGCTTCATATACCGCCAAGTAATTTTGAATGTTTGAAGACCTCAAACTGGAGATTCGACAGGAACTAGACAGTATCCGATCAAGTCTCTCACAGGGTGTTTGTGATACTTATGCAGAGTATCAGCGCATGTGTGGAATAATCCACGGTTTGGAACTTGTTATTTCCATGTGTTCTGATATTGAGAGAAGACTCACCCAAGCTGACGAGGATGATTTTTAAGTAACATGTTTGAACCAGAGCTAAGCAAGTCAATTCTTAATGATGATTGGCTTTCAGAAACGAATATTTCTGATCCAACTCCCCTTCCCAAGATCCCCGGTTATCGTATCCTGATTCGCCCTGTCCCCATTCGGTCAAAAACCAAGGGTGGTATTCTTCTTCCAGACAAGGCCAAGGATGACATGAAGTATCTGACCACGGTTGGCCGTGTTCTTGCTGTAGGTGATCTTGCCTACGCCGATCCTGACAAGTTCCCCCGTGGTCCTTGGTGCAAGCCGAGTGACTATGTTTGTTATGGTAAGCATACAGGTGCTAAGTTTCTATATAAGGGTGTCAGACTAATCATCTGCTATGATGATGAAATCACCATGGTAGTCGATGATCCAGCAAGTCTGGATCCAATGTTTAATCTTTCACACTAACCGGCGTAATTCGATTGATTCGCCACCAACGGAGAATATAGAAAATGATTGATGATAATGATGATGATAATGGCTGGGACACCATTGATACCAAGAATCCCGCCTCCCCTCCCCAAATTGAACCAGAAGTTGAACTTGAAGAAACAGAAGTTGATTCTGTAGAAATTCAGGAAGAACAGCCTGAAGAACTCAAGGGTATCAACACCAAGGGTGCTGAGAAGAGAATCAGAAAGCTTGTTGCCCAGCGCAAGGAGCGTGATGAACAGCTGGCCCTTGCCGTCGAGAAGATCAAGTATCTTGAATCAGCCCTCTCAGACAAAGACAAGAATATCTCTGACTATCGCAGACAGTCTGTAGATTCCAAGAAGGAAGAGATCAAGCGCAGAGTCGAGGCAGCGCAGATGTCTTTCTCCCGTGCTTTTGATGATGGAGACAAGGACAATCTGGTAAAAGCCCAGAGTGATCTTGCTGAAGCACAGGCTGAGTTGAAGATGCTTGAATATGCAGATATCATGGGTAATAGAAATACCCACAAGGCCCCGGTACAAAACACCGTGGAACGCCCTGCAGTAACCCAGTATGACGAGGGTGCCGTGGAGTGGGCCAAGAAGAACGAATGGTTTGGCAAGGACAAGATTGGTACATCCATTGCCCTTGCCGTGGATCAGTCCCTCAAGGATGAGGGTTTTGATCCAAGAGATGATGAGTTTTACGAGGAGCTTGATCGGAGACTATCCAAGGAGCTTCCTTCCAGACTTCGTCCTAGTGGTGACGCAAAACCCACTCAGGTGGTAGCCGGTCAATCACGCAGACAGGCACCCTCCAACAAGGTTAGACTGACTCAGGATGATGTTAGTCTTGCCAAGAAATGGGGCATTCCACTTGAACGGTATGCAGCCGAAAAAAGAAAAGCAGAGAAATCTGCTGGCGATTATACCAACATTGGTTAGCGTGGGAGAAACATAAGTCATGGCACGAGTAGTTGAAAGACAGTCAAGATCTGATAACGAGCGAGACCGGGATTCCCGTCTCAATACATATGAACGTCCCAACTGGCTGGACATTCCGGAACATGTCAAGGATTCATTCTTTGACAAGGGCTTTGCCCTAAAGTGGATCCGCATTTCAGTCAGAGGCGAAGAGGAT